CGCACATCGTTGATGCTGACGCTGCCTTGCTGGCGGCAGACTTCAGCTGCAATAGTTCTGCAGCGCGCCAGGAAGGTGGCATCACGCTGCTCAAACAGGTTGAGCTGGGCGTCGCGGATTACTTGGCCGACGTTGGCTGTCATTAGCATGTGAGCCAGACAACCAGCACGGCCACCAGGCCGAGCCAGTAGATGACTATGTCATAGAGTTGATTACGCAAGTGAGGTCTCCTTTAGGTTAAGACGTTTAAGAAGGTTAGATACTTGGGTTGTGCCCCAAGTAATATTGCCACGGGGCGTGGTCACTGAGCGAGCTTGCAACGCTGCAGCAATATCTCGGATGGTGCGTGCGCCGGTGACGGCGAGAATGTCACGCACGATTGGACCAACGCGCTGGCAGTAGCTGTCAGCATTGGCCTTGATGACGAGGACACCGGCAGCAGAGCCGATCTCTGGTGTGGGGCACCCAAGTACTACACCGCGTGCTTTGGCCGCTTGTAGGGCTTGCTTGGTGCGCTTGGAGATCTCTTCACGCTCATGCTGGGCAACCACTGCGCGCACACCAAACTCTAAGGTGCCTGCGTGTGGCATGTCGGCAGCCACAATGTCTACGCCAGCTTTACGCAGTGTCAACAAGAAGGCTGCATCACGGGAGAGGCGGTCGATCTTGGCAATCAGGATGGCTGCACCATAGCGACGGCACTGCTCAAGTGCGAGCTCGAGTTGTGGGCGGTTGTCGATCTTGCCGGACTCGATCTCTGTGTACTCGCCAATGATGTCTGCCTGATATGCGCTGACCAGCTGGCGCTGTGAGTCGAGGCCAAGGCCAGAGTGACCCTGCTTGGCGGTGGAAACTCGGTAGTAGGCTACGTATTTGGTGGCCATGATTAAGCCTCCTTAGCAGCTGCTAACACTGCATTGTCGATCCAGTCACCAATTTGCATTGGTACTTTGCCGTTTTTTTGGATGCGGAAATTGTGCAGGCTTGCAAGATGGCAGTATGTATTGCCATTGCGCTCTGCACCTACGCCTAGAACACGCCATGCTTGGCCCATGTGAACTAGTGTGCAGTTTACTTTGCTGCGGTCTCCGATAACTGGTGTGATGTCTGTCATGTTGAACTCCTTGCGCTTTATCTGCGCGTTGAACATGTGAGTATGTTAGCACGATTTGTATATCGCTTTGGAAGTACCTAAACCAACTATTGTCTAGGGAGTTTCCCTAACACAGTATTTGCGTTATATCGTGGTGATATACACTCGCCGCCTATGAGACCTAAACTTAAACCTTTTATGATGCGGCTGCACCCACTTACGCGGGAGCTGTTAGACAAGGCGGCTGCCGACCAGGGGCGCAGTGTGTCGTCTTTGATTGACCAGAGTGTGCGCGAGCAGCTGCAGCCCAAGTACGGCGAGTTGCAACCCAGACTGCAGCGCTTTCTCTCTGGAGTGCGCCAGCCATGACCTATGAAGAGGCAGTGCGCTTGTTGGCCAGAGTGCGTGAAGGCATCTACTACCCTGTGGAGCTGGTCTCCGAGGCCTTGGCCATGACTGGCGACAGGGACTACGACTACCAGGTGCCACCTGCAGACATGATTGATTTTGTGCAGAACTTACGCAGAGCGGGGCAGCTATGAGTGAAACAATACTAGCGATTGACTTAGGCACCACGACAGGCTGGGCGTGCCGGCCACTGCATGGTCCTATTGCATACGGGTACGCCACATTTAAGCCTGGCAGGTACGAGGGTGGCGGCATGCGCTACCTGCGCTTTAAACAGTGGTTGACTGAGTTGAAGGGCACGGTCGGTGGCGAGATCCAATCCATCTACTTTGAAGAGGTGCGCCGGCATGCCAGCACAGACAGCGCGCATGTCTACGGCGGCTTGATGGCCACGCTGACCAGCTGGTGTGAGCACCACAAGATCCCATACCAAGGCGTGCCGGTTGGCACCATCAAGAAACATGCAACCGGAAAAGGCAACGCGAGCAAGGAAGACATGATCGCTGCCATGGCCGGCATGGGTTACCAGGTAACAGATGACAACGTAGCAGACGCGCTGGCGCTGCTGCACTGGGCACTATCGGAGGTGGACAATGCTTGAGACAGTCATGATTGTGGTCGCGCTGATGCTGATCGGCGTGATGGTTGGCGTGTTTGTGGCCATAGCGCTGATAAACAGCTGGATGGACAGGGACGACTGATGCACATTAGTTACGTGAAGATTGTCAGAGATGACGAGGGCACGGTCATTGACACGCAGGAGGCCAACGGCGAGATGCGCAGGCTCAACTACCAGATCGAGGTCTTGAAGGCTGCGCTCGAGATCGAGATGGATCGGGTGTACGACTTGAAGGAACTACTGGACGAGGTGCGCCGGCTGGCCTTTGAGCTCAACGAGGAAGTCTTGAAGGTGCAGCCATGAAGTGCCCGATCTGCAGCACCTGGACGTCAATCAAAGAGACACGCAAGCGAGAGAACAACATTACAGTGCGGCGGTATGAGTGTGCCAACCTGCACACATTCAAGACCACCGAGCAGATCACCCAGATCTTGGACGCTACACACATGGAGCAGCTCAAGTTAGCCAGGCTTGAAAACCTAGCCAAGGCCAGCAAGAGCCGCAAGAAGGCAAGCAATGCATGAAGAGGAAGTACATCTATCGCAAGGCAAGCAACGCGCCGTCACCCAGCTTGGAGACTCTACTGAAGGCGTGTGGGCGAGAGTTGTTAACGACCTGGGAAGTCTTGCGGGACAAGGAGTTGATCGAGAGGCATCTAAAGGCGCTAGACGGTCTATATGGCGCAAACGCAGAGGCCAAGGTCAGAGCGTATATGCACGAGATCAAGAAACATGAGCGCAATGGCTGACAATGTTGTTAGCTTTGAGATACCAAAGCTACCCAAGCTAAAGCTGCAGGATGCGCCGCCAGATGGCCGCAAGGTCGCTGTGCTGCCAATCAGAGCGGGTAGCGACAGGCGGTTGCATGGTGGCACGCTGCGCACGCTCATAGTGCTATGCAGCTACTGCAACCGAGCTGGACTGACATGGGTAGGACAAGAGAGGCTAGCCAAAGACTTAGGAGTCAGCCGGCAAGCAGTAGGCAAGCAGATAGCGCTACTGCAGACAACAGGCTATGTGCAAGTGCACAGGAAGGGATATCGCAAGGAGTACGCGAACACGCTCAGAGTGATATTCGATGAGAGCATAGACATGGAGACAGCCATAGCAATCACATCGGCACAGGAAGACACGAGGCCACCATACATGCAAGACACAGACCCAGTAGGCCAAGCAAGGGTAACCAAGCTAGTCAGCCAAGTATTCACCAAAGACACAAAGGAGAAGACCATGTCAACAAGAAAGAAGACCAAGACGCAACCCCCAGAGGTTGCACCCAAGCCTGTAGATAAGGTGTTAACAAGTAGTGGCATAGGCAACCTCCAGAGGTTGCGTAGAGGGCAACTCCCAGAGGTTGCGCTAACTAAAGAAGAAGACATGAGAGGTCTTCCTGTTATAAGTAGTCTTGTTACAAGTAAACTTCTTAAAGAGAAAGAAGCAGACATGTTAGTTCTAAGCAACTTGGAAGTTAACGAGTTGAAGTCGGATGGCATGACAGCCACGCAGATCGCTGACAGCATCGACACGCTGCTGGCGCTGTACAAGGCCGAGGGCATCACACCAACATCCAAAGCCTTGATGGCTGGCATACGTCAATTGCAGGCAGACACCAGATGATTGAATGCCCTCTCCGCGGGTTCTATGGCACCTACAAGCCACGATCTAGGGTCGGTCTAGGCAAGGGTAGCCACTCGACCTCTCAGCTCGTTGTAGAGGCTCTGGCAGATACCTGTGCAAAGACCAAACGAACGTATGGATTGTGCACAAGCAAAGGCAAGGCACATGTGCAAGGCGTGGCAGGCAGGCAGCGCCTGCAGCTGGCGAGCCAAAGAGGCACCCTTGCCCCCCGCCCCCTACGTGTGCGTAGCGGGGATGTAGCTCAATTTTTCCTGTCTTTTTTTCTAGAAGACATTTCTTTTTTTAACCAAGGAGTTGTATGACTGAAGATCGTGAAATTAAGCCTAGTGAGGGCAAGCTGTGGAAGAACGCTGAGAAGACTGAGTCTTGGCATGGCGACTACAAGGGCACCTTTGTCATGCCAGATGGGACTAAACACTTCCTTGACCTGTATGTGAACAAGATGGCTGATGGCCAGGCTTGGTTCAAGATCAAGGTGGGCAAGGCTAAGACTGCTACTCCGGCTGCTGCTGCACCTGTTGCCAAGGTAGCTTTGCTTGACGAGGATATTCCTTTTTGAGGTTAACTATGACTAACAAAAATTCAGGTGATTCAGGTGGCCCAGCGTTTCCGCTTTACTGCCCTATTACGCAAGAACACGTTTCCTATACAGGCTACACCAACCATGACTTCACTATGGGCATGACCTTGCGTGACTACTTTGCTGCCAAGGCTATGGCGGCAGTTATGCCTGCGGTTATGAATGAGCTAAAGAAAACAAGAGGTTCAGTTAAGGAGGCGCAGAGGTTGCAGGCTTTGTCTGCTGAAACTTGTTATGTGCTAGCTGATGCCATGCTAGAGGCTCGCAATGGCTAGAGTTAAATCTCGCTTATCTGAGCAGATCCCTAGTGTGAAGAACTGGGGTGGTGTGCGCTCGATTGAGAGAAGGCTGGAGCGCAGTGCTACGCTTGAGAGCAACCGTGAGGCTGTGGCCTATGCGTTGCTGTCTATGGCTAACACCAAGATTACAGACATTATGAGCTGGGATGAGAGTGGCAATGTGACTGTGAAGGCTAGCCACCTGATACCAGAGCATGCGTTGCACGCGATTAAGTCTATCAAGGTCAACAGCAAGAAGGACTCCGATGGCAATGTGTACTCCACGCTTGACATTGAGTTGTACGACAAGGTGGGAGTCTTGAGGCTGCTGGCCAAGGCTAGTGGTCTGCTTGATAACCCAGATGATGGCAGCAGCAAGCCATCTGTGATTGACATCAATGTTGTGGCGCCGAGGGGTGAGACATGATGGATGAGTACGACATTGAGGAGCTCAAGGCGCAGGACAGGCACGAGCGTAGGCATAGGAGTATGCTTATGGCTCACCCTAGCTGCAGGGATCCGGATCACCCAGGTTGCGACTTATGTGAGGATGACGAAGATGATGAAACAGCACATAACTGATGACCACCCAACTGTGCGGGTGTTCCCGCGTACTTTGAAGGAGGCCTATCCCAAAGAGTACGTCAATGAAGACATCATTACTGGACCGCACCGGGATCCTCCACTAAGTGACTTTGCAATACTGCTGGCGCTTATTGCTGTGGTGAGCTTTTTCTTTTACATGTTTAACAAATACATCTGGATCTGAGCGTGAAAACAAAAGAGCATTCAACTAAAGCTATTCCCGTTGGTGGGCTAAACCTTGACTTCAGCGAGTCGCCTGTCATCTATGACTTCATCCAGAGCAAGAACTTTGTACAAGGCATCATGGGGCCTGTGGGTAGCGGCAAGAGTTACGGGTGTGCGGCCAAAATCTTCATCAAAGCTGTCCAGCAAAAGCCATCACCCATTGACAACATACGCTACTCGCGCTGGGCTATCGTGCGAAACAGCTACCCCATGCTCAAGACCACCACGATCAAGACATGGATAGACCTCTTTCCCGAGAGCACATTTGGTAACTTGCTGTGGACACCGCCTATCACACACCACATCCGACTGCCAGCTCGAGGAGAGGCCTGCGGTATTGACTGCGAGGTCATCTTCCTAGCACTTGATCAACCTAAAGATGTACGCAAGCTGCTGTCTTTGGAGCTCACCGGCGCTTGGGTCAATGAGGCGCGTGAGTTGCCCAAGGCAGTGATTGATGGATTAACCCACCGTGTTGGCCGATACCCTACCCAGCGAGATGGCGGCGCTTCATGGCACGGCATCTGGATGGACACCAACCCGTGTGATGATGATCATTGGTATCACCGCATGGCTGAGAAGGAGAAGATGAGCGGTCCACACGCCTGGAAGTTCTTTCGACAGCCTGGCGGCGTGGTGCCTGTAGACGTAGAGCACCTGCCGGAGAACCCAGAGGCCAACGATCATGTCTTTGCGTCTGGCAAGTGGTGGAAAGTTAACCCCAAAGCAGAGAACATACACAACCTGCCAGCAGGCTACTACCAGCAAATGCTGCTTGGTAAGAATTTGGATTGGATCCGCTGCTACGCTGGTGGCGAGTACACCTATGTGCAGGAAGGCAGACCCGTCTGGCCAGAGTATGAAGACTCGACCATGTCTGGCGAGACCGAAATTGACCCCAATGTGCCCATCCAAGTGGGCTTGGACTTTGGTCTAACCCCAGCTGCCACCATTGGACAGCGTTTACCTAACGGTAGATGGCTCATACACCAAGAGATCGTCACCTTTGACATGGGTCTCGAGCGCTTTGGCCACCAGCTGCTCGGAGAACTCAACCAACGCTACCCCAACCACCAGGTATTGGTCTGGGGAGACCCAGCCGGCATGGCAAGGGACGGTATATACGAGGTCACAGCCTTTGATTACCTTAAAACACTGGGCTTGCGTGCGCAGCCGACAGCGTCCAATGACTTTAAGGTGCGTCGTGAGGCGTCTGCTGCACCTATGCAGCGTCTTATCCAAGGCCGACCAGGTCTTATCGTCAACCGAGAGTGCAAACTGCTGCGTAAATCACTAGCCGGTGGCTACCACTTCAAGCGAATAGCCATTGGCGCTGGACAAGAGCGCTTTAGGGATGCCCCAAACAAGAATGAGCACTCGCACATTGGCGACTCCTTTGGCTACCTCATGCTGGGTGGCGGTGAATACAACCGCATGACACGCACACACCAGCTCGGTGGCAGACCCATGGGTCAATCAAGCGCCAGCACCGACTTTGACGTGTTTGCATAGGGTATATCGCCACGATATACAGGTGTTGCTAGTCTAGTTTGTGGTTTATAAAATTAGGTTATGAGTAATGACTTGATTGAGTTGCCACCAGCTAACTTGCCTGCACCGGTTGCACGGCAAAAGATCATGGCTATACAGATGGCGTGCCAAGCGCTGCCAGATGGCGAGCGTATTGATCCTAATGATGCGCCTCTCAAGCATTGGTTAGCGCCTGGCGTCTATGCTAGAGAGATACACCTTGCGGGGGGCACCGTGGTAGTTGGCAGAATAC